GTACAAAGATTTATAGATAAAATTACAATCACTTTGTATTTAACACCAGGTAGTTCAGAAGCTGGAAATAAATTAAATTTTTATTTTGTAAAAAGAATACAAGATGTAGGTGATTATACAAATGCAACTGACGTTCCATATCGTTTTGTTCCTTGCATGGTATCAGGTTTAGCTTTTTATTTAGCACAAAAATATGCTCCACAAAGAACACAAGAAATGAAACTTTATTATGAAGATGAATTAAATAGGGCTTTAACTGAAGATGGTTCATCTACAAGCACACATATTACACCTAAAACATACTTTCCGGAGATAGGCTAATGGGTAGATTTGCATCAGGTAAATACGCAAAAGCAATATCAGATAGATCTGGATTAGAATTTCCATATACAGAAATGGTTAAAGAGTGGAATGGATCTTTTGTGCATATATCTGAGTATGAAGAAAAACAACCACAGCTTCAACCACGAGCAAAATCAGCTGATCCTCAAGGTTTAAACAGAGCTAGACCTGATCGAACAGAACCAGCCACACCTAATTTATTACCAGGTAATCCATTTAGTTTTACTTCAGGATCTGCAAACGTGACAGTAACAGAACCCAATCATGGTAGATCTAATGGTGATACCGTTAGATTTAGAAATGTTGAGGGAACTCCTGGTGGTTTAGCATTTACAGTCTTTGAAAATGCTTCAGGATTTAGTATAAGTAGTGTAACAACAAACACTTATGTATTTGGTGCTGGATCAAATGCAACAGTGACAGAAAAAGCAGGAGGAATGACAGTAACAGCAGGACCAGTTACTCAGCAATCATAATGGCAGGGATATCTTACGACACGTTAGTTACACAAATTAGAAACTACACAGAGGTAGATTCAAATGTTTTATCTACAGATCAATTAGAGAATATTATTTTAAATGCGCAATATAGAATTATGCGTGATATTCCAATTGATGCAGATAGAAAACAACAGTCTGGAAACCTGGTTCCCGGTCAAGAAACAATTAACGCTCCAGGAGGAGCCTTGTTTATTAGAGGTATACAAGTTTATGATTCCTCTTCCGTGCTTACTGGTGCAAACACATGGTTAATTAAAAAAGATGTAACTTATTTACAAGAATATCAACCTGTTACAGGAACATCGGCAGCTCAAGGTAAACCAAAATACTATGCTATGTTTGGTAATGCCACAGGAGATGCAGACACTAATTCTGGACGTATCTTTTTAGCTCCTACACCTAATACAAATTATAAATTTAGAGTCCACTATAATAAGATGCCAGCAACTTTAGCCTCTGATAATACGACTAATTATATTAGTCTAAACTTCCCAAATGGCTTATTATATTGCTGTTTAGCAGAGACTTACGGGTTCTTAAAAGGCCCAGCAGATATGTTGACACTTTACGAAAACAAGTATAAACAGGAAGTACAGAAGTTCGGTGGCGAACAAATCGGTAGACGTAGAAGAGATGACTATACTGATGGTACAGTTAGAATACCGGTAAATTCACCATCACCATAAGGAGATAGAAAATGGCAAATACATCGGCAATATGTTCAAGTTTTAAACAAGAACTTTTACAAGGTAAACATAGTTTTGAATCATCTGGTGGACACACTTTCAAAATTGCATTGTTTGATAGTGATGCAACTTTAGGAGCTTCAACTACAGACTATTCAACGTCTGAAGAAATTACGAATACTTCTGGAACTGCATACACAGCAGGTGGAGCAACTTTAACAAACCAAGGTGTTTCTTTATCTTCAACGACAGCCTTTACAGATTTTTCTGATGTCACTTATAGTTCAGCAACGTTTACTGCAAACGCTGCTTTGATCTACAATACAACAACAAACGGTGGATCAAGTACAACAGATGCAGTTTGTGCAATTGCTTTCGGTGGAGACAAAACTGCAACGAACGGAACATTCACAATTCAATTTCCTACAGCAGACGCTACAAACGCTATCATAAGATTAGCATAGGAGGACCACTATGTCGGTTTCTTCAGGATGGGGTCGATTCACCTGGGGCCAAGCTTATTGGAACCGTGATGCTTTACTTGCAACTGGATGGGGTGCAAAAGCATGGAATGATGGTGAGTGGGGAAATCTTGCTGACGAAACAGTTTCATTAACAGGTGTATCATTTTCAGCTTCTTTAGGTTCAGTCAACATAGTAAGCACAAATATTATTATTCCAACTGGAATATCTTTTACAGGATCAGTTGGATCTATATCCCCAGTAATTCCAAAAACTGTAGAACTTGGAAGTTTATCATTTAATGCAACTGTAGATTCATTAACTACAACAGCAGATGCAAATGTATCTTTAACAGGTCAAGCCGTAACTGGTGCAAATGGTGTAATTACACCAGCAGATCAGGTTATGGGTTTAACTGGTCAATCATCTACTGTTCAACAAGGAACAGCGGTTGCACCAAACGAAGACGTAACTTTAACTGGTCAAGCAATAACTTCATCTCAAGGGACTGCAGTTGGATTTGGTGGTAGTGTTGTATTTCCAACAGGATTTTCTATTACATCAGCACAAGGAACAGCTATTGCTCCAAACAATGCACAAACATTATCTGGTCAAGAGGCTTCGTTTAGTGTTGGATCTTTAGTTGGATTAGGTTCTGCAGTTGCAGATTTAACTGGTCAAGCCGTAACAGGTTCTGTGGGAAGTATATCTCCTGCAGATACAATGGGATTAACAGGTGTGTCATTTACAGGTTCTGTAGGGTCAATAACTCCAGCAGATCAAGTTATGGGATTAACTGGTTTATCTAGTTCTTTGAGCGTGGGAGCGGTAAATGTTAAAGCTTATGCAGATATTGACACTGGAAGTAACACATCATATAGTAATATTTCAACGGGTTCGAATACATCTTATTCGGATGTTGCAACAGGCTCAAATACAAGCTATAACGACGTAACAGGAGAAGCAGCTTAATGGCATCGACATATACACCCTTGGGTATTGAAAAACAGGCAACTGGTGAAAACGCCGGTACTTGGGGTACAAAAACAAATACTAATTTAGATATTATTGAACAAATATCTGGTGGCTATACAACACAAGCTGTTTCAGATTCCGGGGATACTACTTTATCAGTATCTGATGGATCAACAGGTGCAACCCTTGCACATAGAGTTATAGAATTTACAGGATCACTTACAGGCTCAAGAAACGTAACTATTCCTCTTGACGTACAAAACTTTTATATTTTAAAAAACGCAACATCTGGATCTCAAAACGTAGTATTTAAATATGTATCTGGATCTGGAACTTCAGCTACTATTGCTAACGGAAAAACTGTAATTGCTTATGCAAAAGCAGATGATGGAACTAATCCAAACATTGCAACAGTATCTTTAGCAAGTGATGTGGTTGATGATACATCGCCACAATTAGGTGGTAACTTAGATACTAACTCTTTCATGATTGACTTTGATGATGATCATGGTCTTAGAGATGAAAATGGAAATGAACAATTAATATTCCAAACCACATCTTCTGCTGTTAATCACATTGAAATGACAAACGCTGCAACGGGCAATGATCCAAAAGTTGCTGCTGCAGGTGGAGATTCAAATGTTGATTTAGCTATAGCACCAAAAGGATCTGGTGAAATAGTAGTTGGTACAGGATCAGCTGCTGCAACTATTACAACAAGCGGCGCATATGATTTAACTTTAGATACAAATTCAGGAACAAACTCTGGAACGATTACAATTACAGATGGTGCAGACGGAACGATTACAGCAACACCAAATGGAACTGGTGTCGTGGCAATTGGTGGTAATACAAACCCAGGAACTCTACAACTTAACTGCGAGAATAACTCCCACGGTATTAAGCTGCAATCTCCGCCACACTCAAATTCGCAGAGCTACACACTAAAATTCCCCACTGGAAATGTTACAGCAGATAGATATTTAAAAGTTGATTCAGTTACTGGTTCAGGAACAACAGGTGTTGGTCAATTATCTTTTGCTGAAGTATCAGGCGGAACAGCATGGCAAGCAATTGCAACAACTAACGCAACAATGACTGCAGGATATGGTTATTTTGTTAATACATCATCTGGAGCAATTACAATGACTTTACCTTCATCACCATCATTAGGAGATGAGGTTTCAATTATTGATTATGCAGGAACATTCGATACAAACAATCTAACCGTAGGTAGAAACTCACAACCGATCATGGGAAGCGCAGCGGATCTAACGGTTTCAACAGAAAGAGCTGCTTTCACATTGGTATACGTAGATTCTACTCAAGGTTGGCTATTAAGGGATAAATAATAGCTATGTCTGAATATAAAGGTATAAAGGGGTTTCAAGTTCAAACCCGTACAGAAGATCCAACACCGTATGCACAAGCATTAGCAGATAATCCTTATGCAGGGACCTGGGGATCTGGTGGTGATTTAAATACAGCTAGAGGACACATAACTGGTGTCGGTATTTTAACAGCTGCTTTAAGCGTAGGTGGTTTTACAACTACTAGAGTAGCATTAAACGAAGAGTATAACGGAACTTCTTGGAGTGAAGAAGCAGATTTAAATACAGCTAGAGGATATATGGCTGCTGGTGGAACTTATACATCATCAATAGTAGCGGGTGGAAACACACCTGGAGTAGACGCTGTTGACAATGTTGAAACTTGGGATGGAAGTTCTTGGACTGAAACTACAGAAATAAACACAGCCAGACAGGCACCAAGAGGAGCTGGTTCAAGCACAGCCACAGTTATTTTTGGTGGTCAAGTAGCTCCGTTTTCTCCTGTATCTGCTACATCAATAGCAGTAACTGAATTATGGAATGGATCGAGTTGGACTGAGGTTAACGATTTAAATACAGCTAGATATGGTGGCGCTGGTTTTGGAATATCAACAGCAGCTCTATACGCTGGAGGACAACATAATCCACCACCATCACAAGCCGAAGAAGTTGAACAATGGAACGGATCATCTTGGACTGAGGTAGCTGATATAAATGTTAGAACATATTTAGCAGGAGCAGGAACCACAACAAGTGGATTAGTATGGGGAGGACAAGATCCATCAGGTTCATCAACCACACAAACAGAATCTTGGGATGGATCGTCTTGGACTACAGTAAATTCATTAGCAACCGCTGCTCAAAAACAAGGGGGAGCTGGTGCTAGCAATTCATCTGCTTTAAATTTTGGTGGCCGTAACCCAGGAGATACCGCTAACATAGCTACAACAGAAGAATGGACATTTACAGGTTTACCACCATCAACACCAGCAGCAGGATATGCTGACGCGATTGTTGGAGACTTTTACTACAACTCATCAACAGGACAATTTAAAAATATAGGAACAGGTGGAGCGCCTATTGGAAGTTGGGCATCTGGTGGATCTTTACCAACTGTTAAATCAGCACACGGATACGCTGGTACACAAACGGCTGGTGTAGCGTTTGCTGGAGCAACAAGCACAACCGCAAGAGTTGCAACTTCATATCATTATGATGGATCCTCATGGTCTGATGCTAATAATGTAAATACAGGTAGAGATCAAGTTGGCGGCACTGGAATTCAAACTGCTGCTTTAATGTTTGGTGGTTATACAACCACAATTGTTGCTAACACAGAACTTTATGATGGAACAAATTGGACGGAAGTTAACGATTTAAATACAGCTAGAACAAGAATGGGTCCAATAGGAACATCAACTGCTAGTTTATCAGTTGGCGGTAATACTCCACCAACCACAGATGCGGTTGAATCATGGAATGGTTCTAGCTGGACAGAAATTGCGGAAATAAATACATCAAGAATGTTTGGTGGTGCTGCAGGAATACAAACAGCAGGCTTATTTTTTGGCGGAGAAGGTCCGGTTACTGGAAAAACAGAATCTTGGGACGGATCATCTTGGACGGAAGTTAATGATATGAACACAGCACGAATGAGTAATGGTATGGGAGCAGGTGATAGTAATACAGCTGCTTTAGCCTCTGGTGGAGAGGTAGGTCCACCATTTGTTGCAAATGTTGAATCTTGGGATGGAACAAGTTGGACAGAAGTAAATGACCTAGCAACAGCAAGAGGCTATCACGCTTGTGG